GAACCTTTAAATGAAAAATCTAATGGAATAGATCCTAGTTGGGTTAAAGTTTGCGCACCTTTAAAAATGAGTTATTTTGAAAAATATAATTTAAATATTTAGTTATCCCCACACTCCACAATCTCTGATAGAAACTTTTTTGGTAAATTATTTGCCAATAAGGAATAATCCGTTTACCAATTGTACTAATTTAGTATTTAATTTGTATTATGATTACGAGAGACGCAGCGTTAGCAAAAAAAATAACAGACGATCATTTTCTAGAAAACATAAAAGATCTTCCAGATTGGGTAGAAATTTATAAACTTAATCATTGGTCGCCATCACAATTAAATTCAATGGATTGTTTATGGAGCTACAAATATTTATTTTTATCACAAGAAGAACGAAGAAAACTCCCTATTAATTCTAAAATGTTTGCTGGTGTATGTCTTGGAGATCTAGCTCAATTAGTATTTGGAGATTATTTGTGGCAGCATAAAACGGGAGAAGGTTTAGTTAAATTAGAGATCCCACCACAAAGAAAAGTCTTTGATAAAATTTTAGATAAATTTAATTTATATGAACCAGTAGATGAACAAGATAAGGCGCAACATGATGTTAATAGATTAGGTTTAGCAAAAGCATTTTTAACATTAAAAAAAGGTTTAAGAGAAATAAATTTGTATTCCCCTATTGAATGCGAAAGATCTGTATCCTTAACATTAGACGGGTGTATTTTACCAACCATAGGCAGAATAGATGCGGAAGATGAACATTCATTTATTGAAATAAAAACAAAATGGAAAAAGAAAAATAGACCAAAAAAAGATGGTACTTCAAGTTATTCATTACCTAAAATAGATGAAGGTTATTTAGGGATGGAAGATCATTTGGCCCAGGTAGCGTTTTACTATTTTGCTAACCAGGAAAAAAAGAAACCATATCTATTTGTAATGAATGAAGAAAATTACAATATTTTTACTCCAGATAATTGCGATGCAATGAAATCAGAAAATTTAAAAAAATATTTAAATAAATTAACTTTAGTTGCAAAACGTAGAGAACGAATAATGAATAATCATGCTGGTAAAAATACCTGGCATCAAGACATTGCTCCAGATTTTAACCACTTTTTTTGGAAAGGTATGGGAGAGCATAAAGAAATTGCTATGAAATTATGGGGTTTGGCATGAAACAAAACAAAATAAAAAATTTAGTATCTCCATTAGCAAAATTAATAAAAAAATATAGAAATAGTAATTTTTCAGCAATACCAAATGGCGAAGGAGATACACCTAAAACTTTTAGTGATTGGGAAGAAATGGCGGGAACTCATTCAGCAATTTTATGGATAAAATCTAGAAAAAAATGGAGAAGAAAACATTGAAAGAATTAAAACAAAATAACATGGTTATAAATGTGCAGCCATGGTTGTTAAAAAAATTTAACAAAGATGAAAAATTATTAAAGCGTAAATTGCTCCTTAACTTTTTAGCTTTAATCTTTTTTTCCCTCGTTGTTAGCGTCTTTGTTAGATATAGCCAGAGTAGTTATACAGCGATGTATAACGGAGGTTTTAAAACAGCAGTCATCTTTACCTCCCATTCAGCTCTGGCTATTAAAAATTCAAGGATCCATGGGTAAAGTTGTAAACATAAATAAAATTGATACTGAAATTGAAAAATTAAAAACCAATGGTGGTATGTGGAAAATTAAAAATGGATCTTATGCTATTAAACATTTGGAAGTTGAAAGATTGGCAAGGCTATACAATATCCAAACTAATATTGAATTAAAACATTGTGATTTAACTAATGGTTGTGCAGTTGTAAAAGCTGTTGCTACTTATCAAGATAAAAATTTTTATAGTTTTGGCGAAGTGTCTCCACAAAATAATGATTTTGAATATCCATTGGCAGTGGCAGAAAAAAGAGCTGCGGATAGAGCTATACTAAAAGCTCTTGGTATTCATGGCAATGTTTATAGTGCTGAAGAACTACCAAACATAAAAAATAATAACAATGAAAATAATAATACCAGTACAGACCAAGGAGATATTATTTTAGAAAAAATTAAAACTATTACGCACCAGGGTAATTTAGAGGAGTTAAAAAGCAAAAATAAAAAATTTTTAAATGATATTAAAAAAAAGAATTTACTAAGGTTTCAAGAATTAAAGCAAGCCTTTTTAAATAGAGAACAGCAATTAACGGAAGGATAAACATTTATGGCTGAATTTAAGAAACCACAAGATCCAAACTGGGTGGCAACATTTAGTTTGAAACGTAATGCGGATAAAAACCCGCAAGATCCAAAAACAAGCAGTAGACCAGATCTTATTTTAACTGATAGTGAAAAAGTTAATGAGAAAACTGGCAAACCTTATCGAAAAAACTTTACTATCGATGGTGTTTGGCATGAGGCATCTGCTTATATCCAGGAGGATAAATCTTTAAAGATTACTATTAAGAAAACTGGAACTGGTGGAGGCGCACCTATCAAAGCCGCAGCTCCAGCTCTTGAAGATGCTCCTTGGTAATCATTAATGCAACAATATGGTTTAACTGAAAAGCAATTAAAACTTTTTAAGTTTATAAAAAACTATATTACAAAAAATAAAATATCGCCATCTTACGAAGAAATGAAGGTGGCGATAGGATTAAAATCTAAATGCAGTATTCAAAAAAAAATAGAACAATTAGAAGATAGAGGATGGCTAACAAAACTACACGGAAAATCACGCAGCATAAAAATACTAAAATGACACATAAAGATATTTTTAAAGAGTTTACTTATGATTGTTTGGCAGAACAAATTGGCGGAGATCATTATCAAAAATTAAAAGTTTCCCCAGCCTATTTTATATCAGAAAATAAACTATTGTTTGCAGAAGGAAATGTTGTAAAATTAGTGTGTCGACACCAAAATAAAAATAAAAAAGAAGATATTCAAAAAGCAATTCATTATTTAAATATAATTTTAGAAAGGGATTATCCAGATGGGTAAACCAGTAGAAAAATTCTGGAGTGGAAGTACCAACTTTACTGTAAGTGAAACTTTTCCCTCCGTCTCGGCAGCTCTAAAACAAACTGTACCTAGTGACGCTGCTGTATATGAAGTTGATACTAAAACTATCAGCTTTGAGTTCACTAGAATAAAGGAAAAAAATAATGGCGATAACCCATTACTCTCATCTGGAAAAACAGATCCAGGTAAAAGAGAAGGAAAGAAAGTCTCTGAACGCAAAGATCACGAGACTTAAAGCAAAGAACGGGGGAAAATATCCTCCAGGAATTGCAGCTCTGTCTAAGACAGCTCATTCTAAATTGATTGATGTAATACAGCTGCAAGACCAACAAAGTAAAATAAGAGCTTAGTTATTTTACTTTAGAACTATTCTAAACTAATTAACTTTAGTAATACCCCCGCTCCGCCTAAATAAACTTACCAGTTTGGTAAAAATATTTCTTGATATGGGTTGACTTATGCCAAATTGGCAACTATATATATTATATGGTAAAAAACTTCAAAAGATACAAGTTCGCTACCTTCTCTGCTTTAGAGAAATACTTCACAAAAGTTATCCTTCCACAAAAAAATAAATCTTCAAAAGTTATCGGCAAGGTTTTGCTTGTGTGGGATAAAAAACCAAAAACAAATAAGGAGGCTGCATAAATGAGAAAACTTACTAACGCTGCGCAAGTTGCTAAATTGATAAAGCAACAAGCCAAAGAACTTGGTTTAAAGGTTACAGCAAAATCTCAAAACTTTTCAATGGGTAATTCAGTTCATGTTCATATTTTATCTGGAACTGATGCAGCTGTTGAACAGTTAAAAAAAGATACACAAAAATATGAGTATGGTACTTTTGATGGCATGACCGACAGCTACCACGCTGATAATGTCATAGAAGATATTCCTCAAACAAAATATTTATTTGTTGATGATGATAGAGCAGAAAACATTATCAAAGAAAATCTAGATCAAACTGAGAAAAGATTTTACGAACATAGATTTACTTACAATAATGTTAATTGCACTTCTTACCAATGGTTACAAAAATTAAAAGAGGAAGCTGAAGAAGATTGGCAAAATGTTTTAAAAACTTTACTCCAGGATTTCAATGCTGCTGGAGCCAATTCAGTTACAACTCAATTAAATGGTTTTGTTTTTCAAATAACTAAAAATAGAAAGGAGGCAGCATAAATAACCATTCTGGTAAAAAAATATCTGATATGGGATTGACAATGCCAAATTGGCAATTATATATATTGTATGGATGATAAATTAAAAAACAAAAATAAGGAGGCTGCTTAATGATGTTTAAAAATGTTGCAAAAGTTGGAGATAAAATTAGAGCTTACGACTTTGCTCAATTTGGAATTAATAGTTGTTATATTGAGGGTACTGTTCTTGATAAAGGTAATGTCGATAATAAATATTATGCTTGTTACAAAATTCAATTAACAAAAAAAATTGTTAAAGGAAAAAATGTTACAAAAAATACTGAGGATAAAATTTGGTATGTTCCTTTTGAAACTACAGATGATGCTTTTGATAAAAAAGTTTATCCAAAGGGTATAACTAGAGTAATGAAAATAGATGAACCAGAGGAGGGAAAAACTTATGCTCTTACTGGAACCAAAGATGACAAATGTATTGCTAATGGAAATACTTGGAGTGAAAGTGAAGTTAAAAAAGATAGTTTTGATACAATCGATCATTTAGAAAAAAGAATGCTTCTTAACGAACAGATGGAGGATAATTAATATATGAAAGTTCAAGTCGTAAAAGTTGATAGAGCTGGCGGTAAAAAATTAGTTGTCCAGGTAGTTTATAAAGTTGACGGTAAAATTAAAAAACAAAACAAGGAAGTCTTTGGTTTAAATGAGAGAAGAAAAGCAGAAGCTCTTAGATCTAAATTACAAAATTCTGAAAAATTAGATGTTGTAGATCAAAAGATAGAATATGATTTTGCTTTTGAGGAGTATTTTAAAGTTATTAAAAATGATCCAGATACTACTTCTAAATACAAAGATATGCAGATTGCCTACATTAACAATCACGTTAGACCAAATATTAATAAACAATATTTATCTGATTATTTATTAGCAGATTTTAGAGAAGTTACTTTGCTTGGCATCAAAAACAGTAAAGCTCTGCTATGGGTTAAAAAAGATGGGTTCGGTAGTTATAAGAAAAAAAATGAAGCAATAGGTAAGATTACAATTAGAGCTGCGGTATTAGAATTTAAAAAATTCGTAAATTTTTGTGCTAGCAGAAAATGGAAAATAGATTACTCGATTGCAAACTTTAAATTCGGGCCAAAATATTTTAAAGATTATCACTCTAAAATTAAGTGGATGCCTACTACTCCAGAACTATTAGCTGTTGTGAATAAGGAACCAGATCTACAGCTCAGAACTTTATATAAATTTGCTGCTGAAACTGGCGCAAGATTAAATGAATTGCTTGGATTGTGTTATGAAAGTGTAGATTTTAATGCTGGTGGTGTCTTTTTAGATCACTCAATTAATGAGGAAAATACTTTTAGACCCTATAAAGTTAAAACTCAGAGAAGATTTGTTGAAGTATCAGACGAATTATTAGAGTTGTTTGGTATTTGGATGAAGGCTCAAATGTTTCCAGTTACTCATAGAAATTTAACTTTTAAAAATCCAGATAGTAACCAGATTGAAAGAAGAACTTTTAAAAGAATATTTAATATACCTATTCACGGAGCCAGAAAAAGAGTTAAAATTTCTGCTAAGAGATTAGGTATTCACTGGCCCAATGGGATGTCTCCTTTTAGAAAATGGAGCATATCTAGAATGCAAGAGCTACAAATTCTAACTGATAAACAGATGGATAATAGATTTGGTAATTCCAAAGATATTAGACAATCTAATTACATTAGAGATCTAAATTTGAATGAAGATAAAAGAAAGGCTGCTATCAATCTAATAACGAAAGGATAAGTATGGATGCTTTGACAGAAAAAGCAAGGATAGCAAAGGTAGTTTATGTTTTAAGAAAACTATCTAAAAAAACGCAAAGTAAGTTGGCGCAAACTATTGAAAAAACGTTCCAGCAAATTCAAAAATATGAAACTGGCAGAAATAGTTTGAGTTCTCCATTGTTGTTTGCAATGGCTAAATCAAATGGTTGGGATTACAACTTATTATTTAATGGTGTACCTTCTGAAATGGTTCAGCTTTTACCTCTTAGAGAGCAAGAGGCTGCTCAAAAAAAATTTTTGGATATAGAGAACAACATTGCTGAAGAACGTAAATTACAGCGTACCTATGCTCCACTAATGCCACAATTAAACCGTGAGCTAGCTGGAGAAAATACTTTCAAAGGTTAAATTTTTTATGAGGGAGCTAGCAACTCCCTCGTAACTTTTTCTCCTCAAAAAAATCACAAAAAAATATTAAAACTCTCTCGTTTACTCCCCCGTTTACTCTCTGATGCTCTAGAATTATTGTGTGCCAATAGGTATCGTCAATATTTGAACCTACCGATCTTTTTTTAAATTACTGTTGATATATAACACTTGCAACCAGAATTAGACAAATTTTATTTACCAAAAGTGTTATAAAATAAGCATTGATTTTATTGGATGTTTCGTTTTCGGAATATCATTTACTCCCTAATTACTCTCTGATACAAGTCTCAAAAAAACTGTCGGGGATTAGCGCAGTCTGGTAGCGCATCTGCTTTGGGAGCAGAGGGTCGCTGGTTCAAATCCAGCATCCCCGACCACTATTCATAAGTTTTATCTTCAGCAAGTATTTGATCTATTTTATCTGTAATTACCGTCTGAGTTTCATTGCGCAGCTCATCATCAGCTTTCATGCAATCATAATGCGCGTAGGTTTTATCGATAAATGCTACAAAACTCTCATTATTAGTCATGTCAACTTTGCAGTATTTACAGCAGCCTATATTTAAAACTGTATTAGTTGGTTTTTTCCATAATTTTTTAGTCATCTGTTTTTGATATGCTTATAATTTTTCCATCCTTAACTACTGCATTAACTTGCATACAAGCGTATTGAGCATTTGAGTTCCTCCTAGCAATACGAGCCTTCTTCATACACTCAGACATAGTTTTCATCATTAAGTGTTCCTTCAAAATAGGTGGATCCCCAAGGTACATTAGCAGCGCAAAAACTAACTCCATTAGTGAGTTCCATTCTGTCTTACTTTGTCTTTTAACATCTCAATAGTCTCTTTCATTTGTTCAATATCTTTCATGGCTCTATTGAGATTAACATTGTTGTTTCTCATACTTTCCATTTCAGCATCTGTTTTTTCCTGGGATGTCGTCAACATTTCCAGAAGAAGATATTGCTCTTGATCTGTAATTTTTTGATCTGATTTAGTAATTAGATCTGCCTCCATAATATGCCTGGAGTTCTCTAAACTTGTGAGCCTAGAGGTTATTTCTGTATAGGCGAAAATTCCAAATGCGACAGCTGCGAGTAAAGCCATCAAATTTCTAACGGGTAGACTTATTTTGCTGCTGTCTGAAATAGATATATTATCTTTCATTATCCTCTACCTTGTCTATTGTATTTCTTAAAATCTCTAGCCTCCACTTTTGAGAGGTTTTTCTTGTGCCTTCTTGGCCGTTTCTTTGGCTTCTCCCTTGGTACAAAGTGAGTAAACTTTTGTTTAGCCATTACGTTTATATTTTTTTTCCCAAATTTCTTTTTGAGTTAGATCTTTTTCATCTTCTTTTTGTTTGGTTCTGGGATTTATTTCGTTAGGTTTTATTGTTTCAACTAAAGCGTATCTGTATACAGTTGATGATAAACCCCATTGAAAATGTAATAAAAATTTTGGTTGGTTATATTTCTCCATTAAACCAGGATCAAAATCAGAAGTTGTCACTA